AAAACCTGCAAAGAAAAAAGTTAGTAAAAAAACTGGTTATGGAAGGAAAAAATACTAATGCCTAAATTTGGTAAAAACTCAAAACATAGATTGTCTACGTGCGATCAAAAATTACAGGACGTAATGAATGAAGTTATTAAATATGTGGATTGCTCAATACTCGAAGGACATAGGAATCAAGAAAGGCAAGATAAGCTTTTTGAAGAAGGTAAAACTAAAGTCAAGTACCCAAACGGTCGTCACAATGCTTATCCATCTAGGGCTGTGGACGTTACTCCTTATCCTGTTGATTGGGATGACAGAGAGCGTCAAACTCTTTTTGCAGGCTTTGTAATCGGCATAGCTAAAGGTATGGGTGTTAATCTTCGTTGGGGTGGAGATTGGGATATGGACTTTGATGTTCAAGATAATAAGTTTGATGACTTTCCCCATTTTGAAATACGTGACTAAAGAGTTTGTAGTAATAGGTATAATTGCATATATTGTTGGATATGTTCAACATAAAATTAAGGATAAAACTATTGAAGGATACAATAGATTTGGTGAAAGGGTTAATATCTTGCAGCCATGGCGTAATGCCTACTTTTGTCCTGACTATTGCAATACTGATCACGTGCATTATGCACATGATATTGAATATCTATGTAATAGTGATACTATATGTAGTCACTATGTTTATAGGAATATTAAAAAGGATAAAAAATGGCAAAGCAAAATAAAAGAGTAGGTGAGATAAGAGCTTTATATAATCTTGCTAATAACTTTACACGAAAACAATGGGAAAATATTAACCAAAAAGGTTATGAATTTGCTCATGACGAACAACTAACACAAAGCGAAAAAGACTTGCTAGAAGAGCAGGGTATGCCTACATTTACTATAAACAGAATATTGCCTGTTGTAGAAATGTTAAATTTTTATGCTACTGATAATAATCCTAGATGGCAAGCTATAGGCGTAGAAGGAAGTGATAGTGATGTAGCTGCTGTTATATCTGATTTGAGTGATTATGTTTGGAGTAATTCTAACGGTGGAACCCTTTATAATAATGCTATAAATGATAGTATTACTAAAGGTGTTGGTTATGTGTTGGTATCAGTAGATAAAGATGCTGATAATGGTATGGGTGAAGTAGATATACAACAGCCAGAACCTTTTGATTTATTTGTTGATCCTAAATCTAGAGACATGTTGTTTAAGGATGCAGCATATATTCTTATTAGAAAAGTACTACCTAAAAATCATTTAATAACTTTATTTCCTAAGTTTAAAGCAAAAATAAATAAAGCATCTAGCGATGAAAGGTCTCAAAGATCTTGGTCTGCAAGATCAATGGGTGATGCAGAGCACAAGCTATTTATGTACAACGATGCAAATGAAAATAGCAATTTTGGTATTGACCAGAAAGGTGAAATGGATCAGCTAATAGAGTTTTTTGAGCTATATGAAAAAGTCAAAGTATCATATGTAAATGCATTTTATAGAATACCACCTGACCAAAAAACATTGCAAGGAATAAAAAGTCAATGCGATGTAATGATGAAAGAAATGGAAGCTGAACAACAAGTTCAATTGTTAGAGCAACAACAGCAAATGGAAGCAGCTGTTCAAGCAGGCAAAATGCTACCTGAAAGATACGAGCTTGAATTAAAAAAGACTCAAGAAACTATGCAAGCACAACTTGAAGGTTATTATCAAGAGTGTATGAGTCAATTGCAAATGGCTGAATCGCAAATACAAAATCAAGTATTAACTGAAAAAGAGTTTAACTTGTTAATGCAAGATGAAACATTTGCACAAAATCTAGTTGATAAAGTGCAGTTTTATGGAACTAGAATAAAACAAACTTGCATAGCGGGAGATCAAGTTTTATATGAAGAAATATTCCCTGCTAATGTAACAGAGTATCCAATTGTTCCATTTCATTTTAAATGGACAGGAACTCCATTTCCAATTAGTGCTGTAGCTCCACTTGTAGGTAAACAGCAAGAAATAAACAAAGCACATCAAATTATGGTGCATAATGCTTCACTGGGATCAAGTTTAAGGTGGATGTACGAAGAAGGATCTGTTGATGCAGAGCTATGGGAAAAATATTCAGCTGCCCCTGGGGCTTTGCTACCTGTACGACCAGGTGTAGAAAGACCAACTCCAGTAATGCCTGCTCCACTATCTAATGCATTTTTTACTATTGTTCAAGAAAGCAAATCAGACATGGAATACCTGGCTGGTATATATTCTTCAATGATGGGAGACACAGGAGCTGGCAGTGAAACATACAGAGGTATGTTGGCTATGGATGAATATGGAACTAGAAGAATAAAGCAATGGATGAAAAATTCTATAGAACCTTCTTTAAAGCAACTGGGAACTATTGTAATGCAAATGAGTCAATCTATATATACAGCACAAAAAAGATTTAGAATAGTTCAACCTAATGCAATACAAGAACAAAAAGAAGCTGAAATAAATATACCTATTTACAATGACATGGGTGAGGCTATAGGCAAATCAATGGACTATGCTAATGCAAAGTTTGATGTTAGAATAGTAGCTGGCTCAACACTACCCGTAAACAGATGGGCATATTTAGAAGAATTAAAACAATTAATGCAAATGGGAGTTATTGATGACATTGCATTATTATCCGAGGCAGATATTAAAAACAAAGAAAAGATAATGGAAAGAAAAAGTTTGTATTCTCAACTTCAAGGTCAAATACAAAACATGCAGAATGCATTAAAAGACAAAGAAGGTACAATAGAAACATTATCAAGACAACTTGTCCAAGCTGGTATAAAAGGCAAGATACAATCTGCTGAAGTAGAAATAGCTAAAAAGAAAGAAGATGTAAAAGGAAGAATGGAAAAATCTTACATAAAAACTGAAGGCGAACAGAAGTTTTTGCAAAGAGTTTCCAATAAAGATAGGCAAGATGAAGCAGAAAGAGTTAACAGAATTTTAGATGATTTTCAAAAAGATTTGGAAAATACGAAAAAAAATGATTAACTTATAATGAATTTTTGAAGAAAAAAAGGAGAAAGATATGGCAACGAATAAAAAACCAGGCAACTCAGGGGCTATAGGCATGAAAGGCAATTCTATTGAAGAAGCAGCTAAAAATGTCTCAACTCCAGACTCCTCAGAGTTTTTTAGTGCTTTAGAAGACCAAGTAAATGGAAGTATAATAGATAAAAACACTGAGGCAACCCAACAGGCAGGTGTCGGCTCCCAGCAAAGGGCAACCCGACCTCAACCTCCAGCTGGCTCCAGAAAAGTGGCAAAGAGGCCTAGCAGCTCCTCTTTTGAAAAGCGATATAAAGATAGTAGTCGTGAAGCTGTAAAGTTGAAGAGAGAATTGGACAATTTAAAACCATTTGTTCCAGTTCTTGATGCAATGAAAAAAGATAGTGGCTTAGTAGATCATGTACGAGATTATCTCATGAATGGCGGTAAACCTGCAAAATCAATAAAGGAACAATTAAATCTTCCTGAAAATTTTGTATTCGATCAGCAAGAAGCAATTAATGACCCAGATAGCAATAGTGCTAAGGTTATGCAAGCTCAAGTTGATGGTTTAGTCCAAGAAAGAGTTAGTCAAGTTCTTCAGAAAGAAAAGCAAAATTCTCAAAGGGTAGCAGAAGTAAATGCTAAAAAAAGACAAGCTCTTGCATTTAAAAAGAAGCATAAAATGTCAGATTCTCAATTTGAATCTTTTATGCAAAAAGCAAAGAATCATGTCTTAACTTTAGAAGATGTTAATTATTTAATTAATAAAGATAAAGTTGCTGCAAATACTGCTAAATCTACCAGAAAAGATATGCTTAATCAAATGAAGAGTGTACAAAAAATGCCTACTACAGCCAGTGGAGCCAATAATCAAGGTAATAAAAAAGATCCAGAAAGCGATGTTTTCGATACTATTTTAGGACTTGATGGCGGTGTAGATAACCTGTTCGGTGATTAGGCTAAAATAATTTAAGACAACCTACTCCGAACAATAACAATAACTCCCTACTAGAAGGTGCATGTTGCACAGTTGATAGAGGGATAACAAATAGGAGTACACAATGTCTGACGTATTATATGGCGGAAATTCCTCTTATACCACTCATGGTAATATAGGGTCATTTTCCGACACAAATAGTCCTGGTAGTGATGGTAAGACATTAGATACTGGTGATCTTCGTAGAAAGTTTAACTTTGGAGACAGAGTTTCTGAACTAGCACTAGCTCAGGATCCTTTCTTTAGATTTGTTTCTAAAGTTTCAAAAAAGGCTACGGACGATCCTAGTTTCAAATTCACAGAAAAACGAGGTTCATGGCATAAGCGATATGCATATGTTTGTGGACTACAAGCGACAGCTATGTCAGCAGTTGTTGATGAAGCAACTGTAGCTGATGGTGTTGTGGCTCAGGGGCAGAAAGTATATGTTCTTATGGGAGCTGATTACTTATCTGCTGGTAACAAAACATTAGTTTATGGACAAACTAACACTTCAATAGAAGTTGGTAATACAGGTACTCAACCTACATTCTTTGTTCCTGGTCAATTAGTTAAAATACCTTATGGTAATGCAAGTGCTACTTTTAGCAATGGATTAATAAGCGGTATCGCTGGTTATCTTGTTCTTAAAGTAGAAACTGTTGATACTGATAGTGTTGCTAACTATGCTAGATTGTACGGAACAATAGTTAAAGGGTTTAGTGGAGCAGCTATTGAATTAGCAGCTTACCAAGGCGCTACTAACGCTATTGATGATGTTGATTTGTCTGGAATGAACATTCACGATCAATTAGAGCCTAAGAGATCATATGTAGTTGGTACTGCATTTGGTGAAGGTACTGGTTACC